TGATAAAGCGCCACCGGTTGAATTCCCGCCTGGAACTTTGAAATATGCTGAGGAACAGCAGAGATTAAAACGACAGATGAATATTGAAGCGTTGGCTGAAAAACATAATGACAGTGAGGCGCTTGCTGAGATCAAACGGAAGAATTTGAGAGAGCTGCGGGAACGGATGGGTGGTGATAAATCGGGTCTTGAGGACTCTAAAGCGTGATTGACCCATTATTGCAATTTTTTGCATACAGTCATCTGCCTCAGCATTTGCAAGAAATTAGCAAGCCATTTGGTGAACTTGCAGTTTGGATTACTGATAATCTACCACGTAATCCAGAACGTACTGTAGCATTACGTAAACTGGTTGAAGCAAAAGATTGCTGTGTAAGGGCTAGGCTATATAGAGACGAAAGTTAATGACATGATTACCATACTCATTCAATTACTAATAATATTAATAGTATTTGCTGTGATATGGTATATCATTTCACTTCTGCCGTTGCCACCTCCATTTCCAGTGATCATTCAACTCGTGCTTCTGTTGATTCTGCTCCTGGTTATCCTGAGTTATCTGTTGCCGATGGCTGGTATTGGATTCAGCCACCCGTTGTTGAGGTGATATGTCATGCCACTTACTACCAAAGGTTCTAAGATAAAATCTGCGCTTCAAAAAGAATACGGCGCCAAACGAGGCGAAAGTATTCTGTATGCTGGAAAAAATAAAGGCACATTCACTGGCATAGACCAAGACACACCAATTTCTTCAACCATACCGAATGTCTCCCAAATGAGCAGCACTGGTAAAACGAGTTTTGATGCTAAAACTGTTGATCGAATCAAACGACACAAATCTTGGGATCGTGCCAGACCAGCTTTGACAAAATGGCGCGATGAAATCGTCAAAGAATTTAGTGGCGAGAAAAGTAAGACTTCTAGCGGTTATGATGCACGTCAATTCAGCACAGGTAATAAAAAACGATCTATGCTGGGAAAACTTTGGGGTGCCAAACAGCGTGGCATGTCAGCTCGGGATGCCATTGCGGATTGTGCTAAAGATTGTTCCTGTGAGCATTGAACAATGAGCACTACCATCACGCCAACGGTCAGTCCGTTCGTAACCAACGATCAGTTTCGTGGAGATTTCCCAGCTTTTAAAGACCCTGAATTATTCTCAAATGCCACGTTGACCATGTATCTGACCGCGGCAGGAAATCTGCTTGATCCATGGAAGTGGGGTGATCTGTGGACTATGGGCCAGGAGCTGTGGGCGGCGCACTTTCTTCTGCTCGATCGGATTGACGAATCCAGCGTGGAGCGCGGTGGCGTTACACCGGCTGGGCCGATTACCAACAAATCTGTTGGGGCAGTAACTGTAGGTTATTCGGAAAACGGTATGGAAGATAGTGGCGGACATTGGAACCAAACTTCCTTTGGAAGAAGGTTTCTCCGTTTTGCACGTTTGGTTGGTACCGGTGGATCGCAACTCAATGGGGCATGCCCATTCCCTGGTAACTGGTTTCCTGGGAGTGCAGCAGCTTATTCCTTTGGTTTGGGTGGATTGCCATATTATCCGTTGTGGTGAGCGCATATGTATACTGTTGAAGAACATACACTTGGCGATACCAACTGGGTTGCTATTTGAGCGCATACGGCTGAGTGGTCTTGGTTAACGCCACAAGAAGCAGTGGATCTTGGTCGGACTTTGATTAAGAGGTATGCAGATGGCAACGCCTTCGAATCTGAAGATCCCTATCGATAACGTCAGCGCCGTCGTTAAGTCACTCAGTGAACTGAGTCGGCAGCGTTTGTTGGTAGGTATTCCTGATACCACGGCTGGTCGCAGTTCAGGGCCAGTGTCCAATGCGGTTATCGGGTATTCGATGGAATTCGGTATGCCTGAGCGCAAAGTTCCAGCTCGACCATTCCTGATGCCCACGATCAAGGATATGAACAAGGAGATAGCTGAAAAATTCCGTTTGATGGGGCAGCGAGCGCTTAATGGTGATTATCAAGGCGCCATTCGGGTGATGGAAGCGCTGGGGCTGGAAGCCGTCAACAAGGTTCGGGCGCGAATTACAGCGAAGATTCCACCGCCATTGGCAGCATCAACTGTGGAAGCCAGATTGCGACGCACCCAGGCTGGGCAAAAGATGCTAAAAAGGCTGGGCAACCAGGATCTGAAGAAGTGGGGTGCAACGAACCTCACGCCGCTGATTGATACTGGTCAATTAAAAAATGCAGTAACTTACGTGATACGTAAGAAACCTGCACAGCTTTGGTCAAAGCCCAAGTAAATGTTGACGATTAGAAAGATTGATGGTGGCTTTATCGTTATAAACAATGGTCAAGAGCAAATTGCCCATGCTGATCACGTGTCGAATTTAATTATTCGTTGGTGGCCAGAGGTTTATGAACACATCAAAGAATATGTGATACATTTAGAGAGTCAAAAAGATGGCTCGAATTGATGTAGATGAGCTGTTACTAGATCCTGATTTTAGTGACGATTTTATCGTCACCAGATCGGTAGAGTCTGTTGGTACAGACGGTAGGCCAACATTTGTGCCAACATTGTTCACAACGACTGGTGTCGTACAAGCTGCTAGCGGACGTTCATTACTCTTGCTCCCAGACGGTGCGCGCATTCAAGGGGCAATTGAGATTTGGACTAAAGAACGCTTGAGAATGAATGACGGTTACTATTCTGCTGATATGGTTTTGTGGCAAGGTTCTAACTACGTTGTGTCAAACGTAGAGGATTTTCTTAATTACGGTAGTGGATATGTCCGCGTAACATGTACACTGCACGATGTTACAGGACCAATGCAGCGTTACAATGATGAATGATTCATCCACAGGTGGATTTATTGGACAACTTGATCCGCTGCCATTAAATGATGCTGCATTAGATGATTTATTGCAACAGCTTGTGGTTGGCGTGACTGGGCTTTCTGGTTCCTTGGTAAGACCGCGGTGGCAATGGCCTATATCGGGACCAAATATACCACCAACTCAACCACCACCAGATACCGATTGGTGTTCGATTGGCGTGATGAATTTGATCCCGCATGATTACCCTTATGAGGGTCACCAGGGTGGTGGAGATGGATCAGACCTTCAGATTTCGTGGGAAACTTTGGATGTCATGGCCAGCTTCTATGGCCCAAACTGCCGCGGTAATGCTTCAACGCTGCGAGCTGGGCTGTACATCAGCCAGAATCGTGAAAGTCTAATCCAGTTTGGAATTAAATTGCGCGAAGCTGGAGCTATTACGGTCGTTCCAGATTTGGTCAATGTGCAATGGATTAACCGTTGTGACATCCCCTTGGTTTTCGATCGCGAAATTCATCGTACTTATCCAATCTTGAATTTGCAGTCAGCGCAAGGTGGTATCACGACAGATGCTCCTGCAATACCTATAACTGATGTTATCATAGTTACTAACCCAATGCCTGTCTAGCAGGAAGGAAGATATAGATGTCTGGTACGACTAGTGCAGGCTTGACGGTTTCCGATGTTGTCAATGTCACTGTTACGATCTCTCCGTTGGCTACTGGTACGAGAAATTTTGGCGCGCTTATGATTGCTGGGCCATCGACGGTGATCGATGTTGGCTCTCGTATCAGACAGTACACTAGCATGATTGGTGTTAGTGCTGATTTTGGAATAGCTATGCCTGAATGGCAAGCTGCCAATTTGTTTTTCAGTCAATCACCGCAGCCAAGTATCTTATATATCGGTCGTTGGGTGCAGTTTGCTTCGGCTGGATTGCTGTTGGGTGGTATCTTTAATCCAGCTCAGCAAATTTCCCTATTGTCGTCGCTTCAGGCTATTTCTGCTGGAAGTTTTCGAATTTCATTAAACGGAACCCAGCATGATATTATTGGGCTTAACTTCAGTGGCATAACTACATTGAATGGTGCAGCGACGGTCATTCAAAATGGACTTACCCCGATCCTGGCGGGATCAACATGCACGTGGTCACCTGATAGCTATGATCGGTTTAACATTGCTTCGGGATCGACTGGAACGGCGTCATCGGTCAGTTATGCTACGACGGCGGCTTCTGGCACTGATATTTCAACATTATTAGCTTTAACTCAGGCACTCGCTTCTATTCCTGTTGCTGGAATTGCAGCAGAGACGCCTTTGAGTGGCGTACAGACATTGCTTGGAACATCATTAAGTAATGGTGATGTGTATGGCTTTATGTTTGCACCTACAAATATCACTGATATTACTGATGCAATGCATGAGTCGGTGGCTGGTTACATCCAATCGCTTCCTGGTGGCCATATTTATGGCATTACCAGCAATGAAGCTGCTATACCAACCAATTCGACAACCGATCTGGCGAGTGTGCTTGATTCATTGAATTATTGGCGCACGTTTGTGCAATATTCAACCACGAGTGCTTATGCAGTAGCATCATTCTATGGTCGTATGTTTACTGTTAATTTTACAGCACAAAATAGCACGACAACGGCTAAATTTAAACAAGAACCGGGTGTTGTACCAGAAATCCTTAGCGAAACTCAAGCTGGATTCTTGAATGCTAAAAATTGCAACGTGTACGCGCAATACAATAATAACGTTAGTATCATTCAGCAAGGCACTATGATTAACGGTTATTTCTTTGACGAAGTTCAAGGTCTTGATTGGTTACAGAATAATGTTCAAGTGAACTTGTTCAACTTACTGTATCAGGCGACGACGAAAATTCCGCAGACTGATGCTGGCACTCATTTGCTGGTAACCAATGTGGCTGCTTCGATGGAACAAGGTGTCAATAACGGTTTGATTGCTCCTGGGGTGTGGAATAGTACATACCAGTTTGGCGCGCTATCGACGGGGGATGTGTTACCTACCGGATATTATTGCTACGCTGCCTCGGTTGCTAGTCAGAGTCAGGCAGACCGGGAGAAGCGGGTATCTGTTCCTATACAAGTGGCTTGCAAGCTCGCTGGCGCCATCCATTTTAGTTCGGTTGCAATCAACGTCAATCGCTGAGGTTTCGTAATTCGTAATGAAATTGGCTAAATTAGCCAAAATTGAGGAGAAGTTGTAATGGCTGGTTTACCAAGCGGAACTTATTCCTTCTTAGACATTAATTGTTCCATAACTGGACCGGGCGGATCTTTCTCTCTCGGTCAGGGCGCTGGTGCTGCGGAAGAAGGCATCACCATTGAACGCACTGGCGATAAGGATACGATGACGATCGGTGCTGATGGTACGCCGATGCACAGTTTGCATGCCGATAAGTCTGGTCGTATTACAGTCAGAATCTTAAAGACATCACCGTCTAATGCATTACTTCAGGCAATGTACGACGTGCAGTCTCTTACCAGTGCTAATTGGGGTTATAATGTTATACTGGTATCAGACTTATCCCGTGGTGATACCACAGCAGCCCGAGCCTGTGCGTTCGTGAAATTTCCCAACATCGTGTATGCCAAAGAAGGTGGTATTAACGAATGGGTTTTTAATTCGGGCTACATAGACGCCGTTCTGGGAGCTTGATGATGTTAGCACGTCGTCATCTCCTGCCGCTGTCAGCGCTCCTGTTTTTGGCCCATTGCGCCAATAGCGGCAGTAACGTGATGACCTTAGCTCAGATTCAAGCGTATGCAGATGATTTGATCAATGCTCTGTCAGCCGCGGGGCAGGCATATCTGTTATCAGCTACCACAACAGCTTCTGGCAAGGTGTTGGTGACGACTGTCATCCAGGATCTTCAACAGACTAAAATTGCTATTGATAGCGCCGTCAATACGACGGATGCTCGTGCAACAGCGCTTGAAATTGTGGCTTTTGCTCAGCAACTTGAACTTTTGGTAATCCCGTTTCTGGGGGCTGCTGCGCCATTTGTTCCTATTGCCCTGGCAGTTTTGCAAGCCTTTATCGAAGCTTTGCCACCACCATCCAACGCACCAGCAATGCCACCTGCTCAGCTTCATGAGCTGGCATTGAAATATCATTCAAAATAGAGAAAGGTTCATGGTAGACCTCGAAATTGAAGGCATTGCATATCGGTCAAATGCAAAGTTAAATGCGGTTGACCAATTTCTTCTGAGTAAACGACTTATACCAATTCTGGATGTTTTGGCACGTGTGGCCCGATCTGGTGTTGAAGCTGATGATATGGTCATCCTTATTGCAGAAGGAGTCGCAAAACTAAGCGATGAAGATGCCCTTTACATTTTAGATAAAACTCTCACTGGTATGCAGTGCCAACGAGATGGTGTGTGGGCACAAGTGTGGAATCATCAAGCTAAACAGCCGCAGTTTCAAGACATGAGCATGACGACCATGTTACAATTGACGTTTGCTGTGCTCACGGACACGCTTGGAAGTTTTATGCCCGCCCCGGCAGGAACTTCCGCCGCCACGAACCCACGGCTAAACGCCCGATAGAATGGGTGACCATGCATGATGGCATGGATTGGGTGTGGAAACCGGTGCTGCGGGGCGTATTCAGAGGTGAATCGCTGTTCGACGGGTCGATAGGACTGTTGGAAATATCGATGGCGAATGAAGCATTGGATTGCGTCGAGGAAAATAAGTACAGATGGGAAGAGGCAAATCGTTCGGATTAGGGGTACTCGCATATGGTAAGGCAACTTAAAAGCGAACTGGTATAAGCATTGGCCGACGCTGCTGTCCTGCGTGAATTTTTGATTACACTTGGATTCAAAATTGATGAATCCAGTGGGTCAAAGTTTACTAATACGATTGTACGAGCAACTTCTGAAATCGTTGCTTTCGCCACAGCAGTGGAAGGCGCCGCCGCGCTTGTGGTCAAGAGTGTGGCGACGATGGCAGATCAGCTTGAAGACCTGTATTTCGCGTCAAAGCGGACGGGTGCTTCGGCTGAAAATATTCGCAATTTTGGCTTTGCCGCGGAACGTCTTGGGTCATCGGTTGCTGGGGCACGCGGATCGTTAGAAGCATTTCGCAATTTCCTGGGTTCAACCCCAGGTGCGGGTGGTTTGCTACGATCATTCGGTATTGATCCAAGTCAAGATCCTACCAAAGTTCTTGAACAGTTTGGTAGTTACCTTCGCACCTTGCCGGAATTTATGCAGCGGTTGCGGGGTGAACAATTCGGTCTCGATTGGCATACAACTCTAGCGTTGGTCAGTGGTGATTTTGCTCGTATTCAGGGGCAGGCTGAAGCGCTTGACAAACGTCAGGGTGTTGGTGGCGGATTTCTAGAAGCAGCTACCAAATCTGCTCATGAATTCAATAATCAAATAACGCTGCTGTTCAGAACATTTGACAATCTGCGTATTCGGGTTGCAGCAGTTTTACAAGATCGGCTATCAGTCGATATTAGCCGCTTCACGGAACTGGTAACTAAAAACTTTGATCGTATCACTATGACGGTTGATACGATCGCTCGCGGTATTTTGTGGGCCGGCGATGTGCTATTACAGGCAGTGGCCAAGGCTGCTGATGTATTTAGCACATTATCCAATTGGTACAACGAACTGAGTCCACAAACTCAGCAATTCATTAAAGATCTTGTGCTATTGGCTGGCGGCTTCTTCATCGTGAATACGGTGTTGAAGATGAATCCGTTTATAGCTCTAGCCGCAGCTATTATAGCTCTTATCGAAGATTATCAAAAATGGAAGCAGGGGGCAGAACATTTTATCGATTGGGATAAATGGGACCCAGAACTACAAAAAGCTTACACTCAGTTTAAAGAATTTATGAAATGGGTTGATGGGATTGTTGAAAAAATTGGTGGCTGGAAGACTGTATTAGAAGTTTTCGCCATATTTTTGGCGACCACTTGGCTATCATCTTTGGTTGCTACATTCGGCGCGGCGGCTGCTGCGTTATCACCATTAACGCTAGCACTCTCAGCCGCCATAGCGGCTGCTGTCGCAGTTAATAAACTAATCGGCAATGACCAAGCCAGAGAGTGGATTTACAAAAATATTCCTGGCTCGTCCGCGGCAAGCGATTGGATGGCCAGACATACGATGTTTGGCCGTACTTATGAAGAGCAGCAGCAAGCCGAAAAAAAGCTTTATCCGCAAGGTGGCGGTCCAGAGGCACTATCGATCAACAAGCCTAATGCTGGGTTGCCGCTCACTGGCCAGATGTCCGTTGGCCAAATAGCTGATGCATTTTGGGGATTTGGGTCCAGCGCTGGCAATTGGATGCGCAACAGCTTTGATCGGCTGATTGAGAATACAGACAAAATGTTGTCTGCTCTCATCTCTCCAGCCCAGGCAGGTGAATGGCCCGGCGAGGCAGCTCCAGGACCTGCCTATGGTTCTGGCCCGGCACCGCCGCCAACGACCACCGCTGAGGTGCGCGCCCGTGCCATGGCACTGATGGACCGTCTACAACGGGATCTTGGGATCACTCGTGAAGGAGCGGCGGCGGATGTGGGAAATGCCGCGGCTGAATCAGGGATCAGAAGTATCCCAACTGGATTGGCTCCACAGACTTCAACATCAGCTTTTGGCATGTGGCAGTTTACTGGGTCACGGCGTGTTGCGCGCGATACATTTGCCAGGATGCATCCAGAGCTATCACCAGAAGAAGTTGATATTCAATTTCATGAATCGGAATTGCAAACCAAGTTTCCAGATTTATTGAACAAAATGCGGCAACAAGGGCGTACTTTTAGTGGTTTGGCGCATGATTTTTTCAATCAATATGAAAGTGGGGGCGCACCCAGCCTTGCCCAATATGAAGGAGGGCATACTGCTTATGGGCAGGCATTCTATTCAGGATCGATGGGATCACCTTTGGCACCTTCAGCAACGGTTCCAGCTACGTCTGCGGCACCTGCTGGCAACAATGTACCTTCGATGCTGAGGATTGAATCCACGCTTAATGTGCATGGGGTGCATGATCCAAGGACAGTATCAGATATAATTATGCAGGAATATGATCGTCACAACCTTGAAGCGATACGGAACGCTCAATCGGCGGTGCGATGAGTGGTGCGATTACGGCTTATGCAGCGCTTGCAGGCGCAGCGAGCTTTCTTCAAACTATTTTGGTACAAACGCCACGCTCAATTGGCATGGTTATTCCTGATTGTGCCATTGAGGAACGCAATCTCACTCGTGTGGCAGTTACTCAGCATCCAGTTCAGGTTGGTGCTGCAATATCAGACCATGTTTATCAGATGCCGCCGGAAGTTACTCTGCGTTGGGCATGGAGTAATGCTGGATTTGGACATGGTGAAGGATTTGTTCAAGCGATTTATCAATCGCTTTTAGCGCTTCAGGTACCAGGAATATTATTCACACTTACAACAGGTAAGAATACATATCAAAATATGGTTCTGACTTCTTTGTTGGTAACCACTGATAAAGACACAGAAACAGCTCTTATGGTGGTAGCTGTTTGCACTCAAGTGATTATCGTGTCAACTGCTGCGGCACAAATTCCACCAGCTTCAGCGCAAATTAACCCACAACAAACAGCTTCAGTGACACCAACAGGAGCACAGACACCTGCTCCTGTGACACAGGGATCGTCCCAATCTGCTAGTTTGATAGCGCAAGCAGCAAAATCAATTGGATTAACAACATTTCCTGGGGCTGGTTTGGCACCATGAACTTTTTTCAAATCCCGCTTATTGCTGCGCAACAGTCTTTCAGCATAATACTAAATGGCACTACCTATACGATGAGACTGATATTTTGTGATGACCCATCAGCAGGATGGATATTAGATATTGGGGATGTTACTGGTAATCCCATTATATGTGGGATACCGATTATCACAGGGGTTAATTTATTAGGACAATATGATTACTTGAATTTTGGTGGAGGACTTATCGTCACGCTATCAGGCGACACCCTTTCAGTTGGATATAAAGACCTTGGTGTTAATGCTCAGTTGTATTATGTCTCATTACCATGAGCGGTTCATATGGGGTTGCTCAATGGGGAAGACAGTTATCAATTATTATTGCTGACCAATCTGGTCAGGGTACAGAGCTTATCGTGCCGTCTGACGCAAATGGTAACACATTGCATGTTACATTTACTGTTAGACATTTGGTTATTCATACACCCTCGACACTCATATTACGAATATACAACTTGTCTGAACAGACAGCCGGGGTTTTGAGTGCTTTAGGTGTCAATATACAAGAATCTAATTTCGGCACATCAAATGGTCAGGTTGTTGTAAAAGCTGGATATTCCGGTAACTATGGAACAATATTTACCGGTGGCGTAAGATTTGTCCGCAAGGGTCGCGAAAATCCAACTGATACTTATGTTGATATATATGCAGCAACCTGGGATCTGCCAACCAATTGGGGTGTGGTTAATATAACTTTGAAAGAAGGTCACGCACAAACCGATATTGCTAAAGCTGCGGTTAAATCGATGGCTTCCGATGGGTATCCTGTATCAATGGGCACACCGCCAAATGCGTTGAATGGAACTGTTCCGGTACAACCACCTACTGCCAGTCCGCGAGGACGTGCATTATATGGCAATGCCAGAGATATTTTACGGGATTTGGCTGCTGGACATGACAACACTTGGAGTTTTGCAGAAGACGGAACTTTGAATTTTCTGCCAAGAACGGCTTATGCTCCAGGAGACGCTGTGGTATTGACCAGTTATACTGGTATGATTGGATTACCACAATTAACTGATAATGGTGTTAAAGTCAGATGTTTGTTGAATCCAGTTATCAAGGTTGGAACACGATTGCAGATCGATAATAAATCAATTCAACAACCAGCGCCAAATCTTGTCCTATCTGCAAAAGCCAATATTTTTCCATCACTTGATGCAGACGGGTTCTATAAAGTTCTTTGGGTTGATCATTCTGGAGATAACCGCGGCCTGAATTGGTATTCAGATATGATCTGTATCTCTATTGACCCTTCTGCACAAGGGCCGTTTAGCGGTGTGCTGGATCTGCCGACAGGTATTCCACCATAATGGTTGATTTTTACGAGCGCATACCCGATCCAAACGAGGCCCTTCAGCTTACGTTGGATAGTCGCCAAACACAAATTTGGACGGCGCAGCCGGGTATTATTGCTAAAATTTCAGATTTAGCTGGTAAGATTACGGTGGATGTGCAGCCCGCGGTGCAAGGTAAGGTGCGTTCGCCAGATGGCAAAACCAAAATTGTCGCTTTGCCAATTATCCCAGATGTGCCTGTTGTGTTCCCACATGGTGGCGGTTACGTTTTGACATTTCCGATCGCTATTGGTGACGAAGTGCTGATTGTTCATGCAGCCCGCAACATCGATGGCTGGTGGCAAAATGGTGGAATTAACCTGCCACTGGATTCCAGGCTACATGATCTAACAGACGCCTTTGCCATTCCAGGCCCATATTCCCAGGCGAAAAAATTCACCGGCCTTAGCACCACGACGGCGCAGCTCCGTACTGAAGATGGCACGCTCCACGTGGAGCTAGACGCACCAAACAAAAAAGTTGATCTGGTCTCAAATGCGATCAGCTTAACGCTGGATAGCAATGCTAATGTAGTGACCTTAACTGGATCACAGACACTTACCGTTAATGCATCCAGTTCGAGTACAATAACTATTCCTACATTAATTGTGAATTCCAGCACTGAAATTTCATTAACTGGTGGTGGGCACAATATTACAATCAGTTCGGCTGGGGTCGTAATTGATGGTATTGTCTTTTCTACACATCAGCATACGGGTGTTCAGACTGGAACTGGGCTAACTGGCGGAGCTGTCGCATGAGAGTTAGACGGCAAAATTCTGACGGGGATATGATTTTTGGAGGTTCACAACGAGCTTTTTGGATCAATCAAGCTGAAGCTGTTGGCCAAATCATCAGCACACGTTTGATGCTATATCAGGGAGAGTGGTTTTTAGATACGACGGACGGCACTCCCTGGAACACTCAGGTGTTGGGCAATCGCACGGATAGTACTAGAGACCCTGTGATTCAGGCTCGCGTGCTCAGTACTCCAGATGTAGCAAGCATTTCTGGTTACAATAGTCAAGTTATAGCGCCGACCCGTGTGTTTAATGCTGCGATGTCGGTTAACACCACTTTTGGCCCAGTGTCGATAACAGCGCAACTTCCGAGTGCTGGTGTTGTGCAGCCGCTTCCTCCAGGACAATATATTACTTTTGGTAGCGAATCTCCTTACACGATTCAAGTTCAATGGAGTCCCATACCAGTCTTTACGTTGGATGATCCAAGTGTTAGTATTTTGGATTCTCCAACTAACCTATTGGGTTAACGTATGTCGGATACGATAACCTATCAGCTTCAATACCGCATCAGTGGGACAACTCAGTGGAGTGACTATGGTATTCCTATTACAGGAACCAGCGAAACAGTCATTGGGCTATCTCCAAACTATTCTTATGATTTCCAGGTCATAGCCTCTAATGCCGCTGGATCGGTAATTTCTCCAATAGCTACAATTATTACGCCTGGGAATTCTGGTGGATTACAGATAGTTATAGCGTTTGCATCGGCTGCTGGAATTTTAACATCAACGTCTAATGTAATAAATTCTGCCGCGGCTATGTTGAATGGGTCCGGTACCCTTATAGCTTATGGCTATAGTAATTCAATAAGATCGACTATTTCTGCTTCAGGATCGATTACCGTATCTGCCGGAATAGTTAGTAATAAAACAGTTCTTATTAATGGTAATGCAGGCACTTCTGCAATAGCTACTGAACAGATGTCAGTGGGATCTGCTGTTCAAGCTAATGCGTCTGTTTCTGTTTCAATGTTATCAACGCATATGTTAATTGGATCAGTCGCAATATCTGCTACTGGGGGCGTCTCTGCGCAAATCTATCGAACTTCCTATGCAGGTGTTATTTTAAATGCTGTTGGTAGCGTAACTGTAATCACAAATGTAATGCATCTCCAGCAATGGAGTTCAACCCATAAATTCGCTAACGTTGTTTTATCAAACAATGCTCTAACAGCGACTGAGGCAACGACGGTTGATGATAGCGCGGTCTATGCTCTGACATCAGCGATTGGGAATTCAGCGCCTGGGGCTGCAACAGGGGTAACTGTAGTCAGTGATACACAGACCTCAGTAACATTGAGTTGGACAGCGCCAGCTACGGTAGGATCACCTAATAAATACTATTGGGAAATAGTTATATTTTTTAATGATGCGACGATGATTTCAGTCGGCATTGGTAATATCAATGCCAGTGTTGCTTCTGGTGCCTGGGTTGGTAAAGATACAAATTCTTTAGGATGGATGATATCTTCAGGTATTCTTAACACTAATCAAGTAAATGTACTTACTGGAAATGCTGGCCCAACGAACCCTGTTATTTTAAGTGATACTGTTACAGCTACAACAGCGACGTTAACATGGCAAGCTTCAGCACCACCTTTAGGTACATGGCCATCTTACACTACATCAGGCACTCGGTTGTGTTTTGCTCTGGATTTGGTGAACAACCTTATATGGGGTCGTGTAGCTAACGGATTATGGAGTAACAGTGCGACAGCAAATCCAGCAACGGCAACAGGTGGATTTCTGATACCTGCTTCGGTGTTGACCGCGGCGATGTCACCTGGATGCACTTTGAATGCGATTGGTGACTATTGCATTGGATATTTTTCATCGTCAATCTGGACATATGCAGCACCAAGCGGTTTTGAATCCTGGGATTTAGCCAATAATCCGACTGCTCCAGCCAATGTTACTGCTAGTAGCATTGCTAGCACAACTTTAACCATAACCTGGACTGCATCATGAGTGGTACAACCTATCAAGTGCAGTATCGGCCACACGTGGCAACGGTATTCCAACAATGGAATCCAACCCAAACGAATTCACAAATTTCATTGTCTAATGGTAGTTTGACGGCTGCCATGAGTGGGGCTACTAATTATGTTAAAACATTTGGTTTAAATTCTGTCACATCTGGTAAATATTATTTTGAAATAATTGTTAATTTTTCTAGTTTTGCTTGTGTTGGATTAGGTAACACAAGTTCAACAACGAGCGGCATTTTAGGTGCTGCACTTAATGAACTTGGATGGCAGATCAATGGATCAGTCAGCAATAATGCTGTTGTTATAGGTACATGGTTAAGCTATACATCTGGTCAAACACTACGCATTGCGTTTGATTTAACACTTAATTCAATTTGGGGGGCTGTGGGTATAGGGCCTTGGAATAATTCCATAAATGCTAACCCAGTGACAGGAATAGGTGGGCTGCCAATTCCAAGTGGGGTGTTTGCAGTACCTGTAGTGCCTTCTGTATTGCTTTATCAATCAACACTCCCTGATCACCATGTGGCTTATTTTTCAGCATCCAATTGGAGTTATACAGCGCCGATAGGTTTTAATTCAATGGATAAGGTTTCAACTTTATCGTGGCAAAATGCAGGTTCAGCAATAACAGGACCACCGCTGAGTGTACCAGTTACCGGGTTGTCTCCACTAACTAATTATGATTTTCAAGTGGTTGCAAACAATATTTGGGGGCAGACACCATCGACTACGCTAAATGTAACAACAACGGCGTAAACGGAGGCAGTTGTGGAAGGTTCCGAGCTTGCGACGATCCCAGCCTATGTGCCAGAATGGCGAGCCAACAGTACGGCTGCTTGGTGTAATCTGGCTTTTCCGCTCACTGTGGCGGATCTGACTGCCGCGGGAATGGCGTCGGGGAAAATATATCAATTTCGCTTCGTTGCGTCATCTCCACCAACGCCACCAACGGTTGTGAAGGTGTCTGGTAAGACCAAGACAACATTGACTTTGGTATGGAATGCGAGCACTGGATAGGGATGGAACGTAAAAAACCGTGGTTTGGAATTTGTAGGCTTGGTTCGATCGGAGATAATTTAATGATCACCTCAGCCTTACCTTTAATTGCCAAGGATTATAATATAGAGGTTATTACTCAAGAACCGCACCATGTCGTATTAGAAAATAACCCATACATCGATAAATTATCGGTAAAAAAGCCAGATGAAATTAAAGGACCCGTAAATGGCGCACTTGGGTGGCAACAATGGTTTGTTGGCCGCAGTGGAGAATTTGCTAAATTTGTTAACTTAAGCCATACATGCGAAACTACTCTGGCGCTAGTGCCTGGACAAACACAGTTCTATTGGCCAGCGTCTGCTAGACGTAAATTGTGTGGTAAAAGTTATCTTGAGATGATCCATGACGTATGTGAGGTGCCATACGATTTTACCGTAGGCCCAAGATTTTATCCGACAGAGGAAGAAGTTGAAAAAGCCTTAGAGACTAAGGCTAAAATCGGCACTAAGGTCATTGGATGGTGCATCTCTGGATCGAGATACGATAAATTATACCCCTATACCCCAATGGCGATTGCACGACTGATCAAAGAAACTGGATGTTCAGTGATCATGTTCGGTGCTCCTGGCAAAGATGCTGACATTGCAAAAGTTATCATGGAGCATGTTCAGCGGCAGAATAGCTCTGAAGAAGGGCTGTTTTCGGCCATTTCACCAGATCCAGATAATCCGAGCTGGCCGATTCGACGTGGTTTAACTCAAGTGCAGATGTGTGATTTGGTTATCAGCCCGGATACGGGGCCAGCTTGGGCATGCGCCATGGAGGATG